TCCAATCTGGTATTTATGTTCCGAAAGGCGCAGGAACTTCTGTCCTTGCGGCTTTAAGTGAGGCAGTTATTACAGGTATGACCTCTGTTAATTCTTCTACTTATGTAGATACTTATTCCTGTAATCCAAGAGTTGGTGATGTTGTTGGTCCTGGAGGAATTGATGATGAAGACGAATCACATTACTTAGGTGTGATTACCTGTCAATTTTCCGCAAATGGTTAATTTCGAGTTAGTATACTAATAATGTATAAATCTTTTTATGAGAGCTGTTGAGCTTTTAAGCAACAAGTTTGGTGTAAGCCAGTTATACCAACACGATGTAAAGAAAGATGGTGAAGTTGTTCTTACTATTTTTTGGCATCCATTAACAATTGCTGAAAGAGAATCTATTCAAAAAAAATCTGGTAATACAGATGATGCAAATAATTTTGCCTTATCTTTGATGATTCAGAAAGCTTTAGATGAGAAAGGGAAAAGGTTATTTGCTGATGGAGATAGAGCAACTCTTCGTAGAGAAGTAGAAGCTGCTGTTTTACAAGAAATCCAATTAGCAATGCTTGAGTCTGGTTCAAATAAGGAGGTAGAAGAAGTAGAAAAAGACTTGAAAAGCGAATAAGGAGTGGATTTTTTTATTTTCGTTAGCAAAGGAATTAGGTAAAACCGTTAGGGAGTTAACAAAAGAATTGACAAGAGAAGAAATGGTTGGTTGGGCAGCTTATTTTAAGATTCAGAATGAAGAAATGGATAGGCAGAGAGACGCTGTTCAACGAAGTAGTGCTAGTAGAACGCAAACAAGGTAAGATAGATAATATTGTTTGGTACAAGAGGAGTGGCTGCCAATTATACCCGTACTGTTGAGTTTAAGGCGATAGATGCTTCGATAAAGAGAGCAGTAAAGGATCTATCTAAAGGTCTTGGTGGTATTGAAAAAAAAGTTGACAAGGTAAACAAAGATTTTGCGGCTCTCAATAAAGCATTAAAAGGCATAAGTACGGAATTTAAGCAAATTGCAAATACATTAACGAAAATTGAAAAAATAGGAAAAACAGGTTCTAGCAGTACAAAAGAATTAAGTAAAAGCGCACAAGGGATAAAGACTTTAATTAGGTTAAAAAGACAATTAAGCGAGACAGGGCCACTATTTTCAGGAGAAGGAAAGTCTCCAGCTTTTCAAAGATCATTAAAGAGTATTAAAACAGTTATAGAGTCAATTGCTAATGGATCAAAGGCACTTGCCGCTACCGAAGCAGGATTAGCAAGACAAGCTGCTACTTTTAATACGATTGCTGTAAATACAAGATTTGCAAAAGATTCAACAGGAGTTTATACGCAAGCTATTCAAGGTATGACAAAAGCAGAGCAAGCTCTTCGTTTTGCTCAATTAGAAAGATTAAAAATTCAAAAGAATTTATATATGTCAGGTGAAGGAGATGGATTCAAGAATGTTTCTACTTTACTGGCAAAGTTTGGGACAATTGGGAAAAAAGATGGTATTGATAAGAATATTGCATCGTTAAGTATCTATAAAGGAGAACTCCAAAGAGCATTAACTTTAGTCGAGTTACATGGAAAACAATATGACGATATAGAAAATACTATTAAGAAGATTAATGCTTTATTAGAAAGGAAGAAGGATAAAGAAAAAGAAGTAGAAGAAACGACAGAAAAAGAATTAACTTGGTCAGAAAAACAGTTAAAAGTTGAGAAAGCCATACTTGAAGTAGTCAGACAAAAAGGGAAGATTGCGAGACAAGATCTAGGTACTTTAGGAAAATTCTTAGGTGGAATAGGTAAGGTTTTTTCAGGGAAAGCAGCAGGAGGTTGGTTAAACCAAGCTGCTCATATCATTGGAGTTTCTGATGCTGTTCAGCGTCTAGTTAAAAGATTAAATTTATTACAAACAGCGCAAGGTCGTGTTGTTAAGAACTGGGCTTTAATACTTCAGAGAGGAGTAGAAGGGATAACAGGAGTAAAACTGGCAGCTATAGGGTTAGGGAAAGTATTAGGTGCTGCTGATTGGGTCGGTGGAGCTATTCAAGGCTTTGTTCAATTCGAAAATACAGCAGCAAATATTATATGGAGTATTGAAAGGAACTATAGATCCGCCTTCTCTTCTATGGGCAGGATGGTGCGTGAGCTTCCCATGCTGGCATCAGCCGCAATGATGATGATGCCTGAATGGATGGGAGGTAAAGGAATGAAAGGAAACTGGCTTGCTGATGGTGGGCCAGTTGAGATAACTAGCGTTATGGATCAAATAGCAGGAGACAGATTAGCGCAACGAAGACCAAGCAGAGTTCAAAGGATGGAAAGGATTATAGGAAGAAAGTCTAAAAGGCTTGAAAGTTTAAATGTTGAAGATCCTAAGTTTGTAAAATTAAAAAGAGAGATATTAAATTTAGAATCTAAAATTACTCAAGAAAAAGTTGCACAAAACGCAATTTTTGGAAAGGTTAGTCATGCAGAACAAGTTTCTGCTCGCAAAGCATTGGAGTTACAGAAGAGAAAAACTTTAGAGTTGCAAAATCAAAAATCAATCATATTAAGTCAGAAACAAATAGAAGATCAACATGAATTATTAATGCAGCGAAGAAATGAAGCTGTTCATCTCCCAGGAAGGGGAAGGAGAGATCCTGTTACTGGTATAAGAGGAGATTATGTCAATAGAGACGTTTGGGAAAGATACCAAAGGATGAAGAGTGGTAGTGCTTCTAGGGCATCTCAAAGGATGAAAGAATCTCAAGCTATGAACGCTAGGTTTAGAGAGAACCTAATGTTAGGGGCTGGCTTCCCTATTCTCTTTGGCGGTGGCGTTGGATCTGTTGCTGGTGGGACCACTGGTGCGATTCTCCAATCTAAGATGGGTGCAGGGTCAGGTTTTGGAGCGCAAATACTTTTAAGTGCAGTAGGTCAATCGATTGATGCTTTTGTTGTTAAGACAGCAGAAGTAGGAAAAGCATTAGGAAGTTTTACAAAGGATACAGGAGCTTTAACGGAAGCGATGGGTCTTGCTGGAACAGCAGAAGGACAAAGAATCAAGATAATCGAACAGTTACAAGGAGAGCAAGCAGCTTTTGACGCAATGCTTAAGCAGTTAACAGGAACAATAGGAGCGACAGGAGTTCAGCGATTGAAAGATTTTGGAGACAAGTGGCGTGAAGTTTCAATGGGTATGCAGTCAGGAATGCTTAGACTTCAATCTGCTTTAGCAGGTGTATTACTTGCTATTGATAAAATCTTCAAAGTTTCAGAAGGAGCAAGAGAAGATCGTATTAAGACTTTTGCTGCAACTTCTGACGACCCAACTCTTGTTGATTTAAGGAACAAATTAAAGGCTGTTAATGAAGGAACAGGAGGAGGAAGATCAGGAGCTAAAAATCGTTCAGACTCTAAGAAAGCACTTGAAAAACAGCTTCTTGAAACAGCAACACCTTTATTTGACAAACAACTTGCAGAGACGGCTATTAATAATGTTTTGGTTGGAGAAAGAGAAAGAATAAAACTAAGAGAAGAAGAGATACAAATTGCTGAGTTAGCACAAAAATATCAGAAAACCTATTCAGATGATTTAGCAAAAGAAATAGCAAAAGAAGAAATTAAATTTAATAAAGCCACGAAATCATTAGAAGTTCTTAAAGAAGAAACAACGCTTAAAAAAGACTCTTTAAAAGACACGGAGGCTAATGCCGCTAAAATTGCAGCATTAGTAGTTTTAGAAACAGAACTTGAAACAATACTCAAGAATAGGCCACAAGATCTCGAAGCAATTAAAGCTTCAATAGAAGGTCTTTTTAAGTCAACTAAAGATTCAACAGCAGAATTAAATGCTGCTTTTAAAGAAGTTGGAGTAGCGATAAGAGATGGATTAGTTGACGGTATTAATGCTGCAATAGATGGAACGAAGACGTTAGGAGAAATAGCTTCTAATACATTCAATAGAATTAGCAACGCTTTATTAACTTACGGAATGAATTTGGCTCTTGCAAGTCTTCCAGGTGGATTAGGAACTTTCTTTGGATCTGCTTTAGGAGTAGAGAAAAAGGCAAAAGGAGGCCCAGTAAAAGGAGGATCACCTTATGTTGTAGGAGAGAAAGGCCCAGAATTATTTGTTCCAGGTTCTAGCGGTAATATCGTTCCAAATCATGCAATGGGAGGAGCAAATATTGTTGTTAACGTAGATGCTTCTGGTTCGGCAGTTCAAGGTGATGGAGGGCAAGCGGAAGAATTAGGAAGTATGCTGGCAGCAGCAGTTCAAGCTGAAATTGCTAATCAGCAACGACCTGGAGGACTCTTAGCAGGTACACGTTAA